GCGCCATTCAGATTCAGAATAGGTAGTAGGGCGGTTATGCCACTCTAGGTCTGCACCATCTTGCAGATAAATCATATCTGCATTCTCAACCTGCTTAGTTAGAACTCTTCTGCCTGTTAATGCCCTAGTGCTCATTTCTTCATCTCCTTACGAGTAAGTTTGTGTGCTTCTGCCTGAGCGCGTTTGAAACCATCCTTTTTCCAACCGCCATCTTTTTTCTTATACTTAGGAGCAACTTTCTTGAAGTTTTTACCATATGCAGTTTGATAGGCACTTATTCTTCTTCGTTGGCGTTTAATTGGACTTCCGCCTTTACCCCTACCTCGAACGATACGCTTTCCAACTTGTTTGCCGTGTTTCTTAGCCGCGGGAACGCCCTCTTCCATAACACCAGCCTTGACACCAGCCAAAAAAGCGGCGAGAATAATTTCTTGAAGTGAATCATCAACCAATTAACCACCTCAGTTATCTGAGGCTGTACTCTGAATCGCTATTGCCATCCAATCCTTCTGTGAAAGTTTGACTACACGACAGCGAACTCTAGCAGTAACAGATACATTCTGTGCGCCTACTGCTGCACTGTTGACACCTGCTACTAGGTAAAGTGTATCATTGACTACCATAAACGCTTCAGATAGAGTAGCAGGTCCAAAGTTGTCCGGATATAGGTCAGATGTGTGAGAAACTACACCTGTGGTAGTTGAAACATTTAGACATCCGCTAGCAATTAGGGATTGGTCGTCTGCAAGAATCAATGTAGTGCTAGGGTTCAAGTCGGTTAATTGTGCTCCAATTGAACCGTTTGCTGCTAGTAATTCATCTGCTGCGCCGTTTCCATCTGCTGTTTGGTAAACGAAATCGACGCTTTCGATTGCAATTGCTTGACCTGTTGGGACATTTACATATGCACCGATGTCCATTGTTGCTTGTATTCTTGTCCCTGCTGCTGATGCTGCCGGGAGTGTTGCTAATTCTGTAAGGTAAAAACTACCTGTCTTTGATGTTGCCATAGTTTACTTTTGATACTACTAGGTACTTATACTATACTTTTCTCATAACTTGAACAGGTGGGCTGACGCATAGTCCACTTTCCCCCCGCAGTGGACTGTTTCTCAACCTTATTCTCAGATAGATATATATGTAGGAAGCCTTTGGGACTAAATATGGGACAACCATGGAAGCAATACGGAGCCAACGCTTTTCCTGTGTATACTAATCACGGGAACAAGTTTGAAAATATAAGAGAACAATTAGCGCATTATAGAAAAACAATGCCGCACTTTGAGTTTAAATCGGAAAAGTGTCAATCTTTTTGGGTTATACATTACAGGTGGGCGCAATGAGTTATTGTAAGCGATGCGCATCACCTATTGAACAACAAGGTGGTTGTTCAGATTGTTGGACGGAGGAAGAGGAATGAAGCTAAGACAACAATATGTTGACGGTGAATGGATTGTTTGGATTGTAAACAATGAGGGGGAAGAAGAATGTTCTCCTTATTGTAGTCAAGGTTCACTTCCAATTGAGGAAGAACCTTGTGAAGTTTGTAGGAGGAAAGAAGAATGAAGAAAGCAACGCTATACACACTTGATGTGTCGATGATACAAGAATTAAACCGTAAATTGCCAAGAGGTCAAAGGAGTGCGTTTGTTAACAAAGCAATCCGTGCTCGCTTAGATGGTGAAAGCGGATTTAATATTGAAGATGTATCTACTAAACAGTTAATTATTGAATTATCATATCGAGGCGAAATTCCAAAAAGTGCTAGAAATTATTTATTAGAATTATACAGGGAAGTGAGAGAATGAAGTGTTTCAAGTGTGAATCTAAGTGTATCACAGAATATATTCACAAGCAAGTAGGTAAGCAAAACAAGATAGTTGCAGTGCAAAAAGTATGCACTAACCTTCTATGTGAATGGAAGTCATACCCTACTAAAATTCCACCGACTTTGCCATAATTGATGCACTGCGTCAAAAAAACAAATGCCTGGGAGAATTTATCTAAGCATATTGGTCCCAACTATATCTTTCAGGATATTGAAATTGACCATAGTCATATTCTTGTTCTAAATTAGCATAGTAATTTTCTTCGGCCCAATTGCGTTCTTGTTGTGGTCTTTGTCTATTATCATCTTGACCATCTCTTCCGGGAAGCTCATAACCATCATCCCACCATGACGGCTTTTTCAAATTCTCCATATCATCAGGGTCGGGTTCATATTCCGGTCCTTGTTCGCGCAATCCAAATACGATAGAAGATGTTCTTCTTACATTTGATTCTAAAGGATAGTAATTTAGATAGAGATATGTCCATGCAGACATGACTATCAATCCTGAGCCAATTCATATGAACGCTTTAAACGCATCATGTATGGTATTTCATCTTCCTTGTAAACTTCAGCCAACAATACAACATTAGTAGCAGGAATTACCAGCATATCACCAGCCACAGGAGTCTGTAAGAACATAACAATCCTATACACCCATAACTTTTGAACAGCCGTAGGATTACCTGAACCAAACTTAACAGTACGAGCATTTAGCATAAGACCCGCAAGCCCTACAACATTTGCATTCTTAGTAAAGAGTCGATAGGTACCCGATACTATTTGTGAATGGTCTAATGGACCTTTATTCATTCCCGGGGCCGCCTGTTGAAATGTGTCGCAATTAGTTTTCATTAAACTTAAATCGGCTTCACTTAAACGCTCTTGGCTAACAATATCATACACACAGAATACATCAGTATCACCACTATACAAGTAAACGCCCGGGTCTTGGATTCTGCAAGCTACAGTACCCATGGTTAAATCGTCGAGTTCATATCCTGACAAGTCAAAGTATTGTTCATTGTAAACCATGGCTTTGTTAGTAATACCGCGCCATTCAGATTCAGAATAGGTAGTAGGGCGGTTATGCCACTCTAGGTCTGCACCATCTTGCAGATAAATCATATCTGCATTCTCAACCTGCTTAGTTAGAACTCTTCTGCCTGTTAATGC